ATCGCGCGCTCGGGTCGCTCCGCCGAATGGTTGCGGGGGCGCGCGGCCGAGTGGGCGCCCCTCGGTCACGCCAAGCGCGAGGGGCGGCGTTGGTGGTTCCGTGCCATCGTCGTGCCGGTCAAGCCGATCCGGGCGATGGAGCGGGACCGGGGGCGCGCCGCATGATCCACTACCACGGCGTGCCGGTCACGCCCACGCTGGCGGCGTCGCGCTTCCTCGCGCGCCGTCATGCGTGCGTGTCGATGGCGCACCCATCGCAATTGCCGCTCGTAGCCGAGGTGTGCCAGTCGTTCATCCTCGACAACGGCGCGTTCTCGCGCTGGCGCGCTGGCGACGGGCGCGTCGATCCCGTGGCGTTCGCGGAATGGGTCGCCCCGTGGATGCGGCACCCCGCGTTTGACTGGTGCCTGATCCCCGACGTGATCGACGGCACCGAGCAGGACAACGACGTGATGATCGCGGCGTTCAGCGATGCGGCCAGCGCGGTCGGGTTGTCGTGGTCGCTGTGCGTGCCCGTCTGGCACATGCACGAATCGCTCGACCGTCTGCGGTACCTGTCGATTGCGTATCAGCGGGTCGCGCTGGGCAGCTCGGGCGACTACGCCACCGTGGGCACCGACGAATGGTGGCACCGGATGGGCGAGGCGATGGCAGTTATCTGCGACGACGATGGGCGTCCGCGCACCAAGTTGCACGGCCTCCGGATGCTCAACCCCACGGTGTTTTCGCAGCTCCCGCTGGCGTCGGCCGACTCGACCAACGTCGCGCGGAACATGGGGATCGACAAGGCGTGGCGCGGCCCGTATGCGCCGCTCACGCCAGAAACCCGCGCCGCCGTGCTGGCCGAGCGCATCGAAACCCACGCGAGCGCGGCGCGGTGGTCGCAGCGCATCGGCACGCAAATAAACCTGGAGTTGGTCGGATGACACAGAAGAAGCTTGCCGCCTACGGCAGCACCGGCCGCACCGTCCGCGTGTTCCTCGAGGGCGACCTCGTGCGCGTCCAGTGGCGGGAACAGGGACGCCGGCGTACCGAGTCGTGGCCGGACAGCCGCGACAACCGCGTCCGAATGCACTACGGCGGCGGCAACGGGGCGGCAACGGGCGGCCTGCGTTCCACGGAGAACGTCGCCCTCCGCCGCGCCGCCGTCGCCGCGCTGTTCCCGGCCCTCGCCGCCGCCCTCGCGGCTAAGCATGGGGGTGCGGCGTGACGGAGAACTACACCGCCTACGCCGAAATGCTCGAGTCGAAGCGGCATGCGAACGACCGTCACGGCTTCGACCCCGGCGACCTGTCGCCGGCGCTGTTTGACTTCCAGCGCGCGCTGGTGGAGTGGTCCGTGCGACAGGGGCGGGCCGCCATCTTCGCCGACTGCGGCATGGGCAAAACGCTGATGGAGTTGGCGTGGGCCGATGCGGTTGTGCGGCATACGGGCGGGCGAGTGCTGCTGCTGACGCCGCTGGCCGTCGGGGCACAACTCGCCGCCGAGGCCGAGAAGTTCGGTATCGCGGTCACCCGTAACCAATCCGGCGTCGCGCATGCTGGAATCACGGTGACGAACTACGAGCGGCTGCACCTGTTCAGCGCGAGCGACTTCGTTGGCGTCGTGTGTGACGAGTCCAGCATCCTGAAGAACTTTGCGGGCGTGCGGCGAGGGGAGATTACAGCGTTCATGCGGAAGATGCGGTACCGCTTGCTGGCGACCGCCACGGCCGCGCCGAACGACTTTACCGAACTTGGCACGTCCTCCGAGGCGTTGGGCTACCTCGGCTACATGGATATGCTCAACAAGTTCTTCAAGAACGACCTCAACAACAGCTCGACCGGCCGAATGGGCGGCAAGCAGGTGCAGTGGCGGTTCAAAGGCCACGCCGAGACCCCGTTCTGGCGGTGGGTGTGTTCGTGGGCAAGGGCCGTCCGCAAGCCGTCAGACCTGGGCTTTGATGACGCGCGGCTGACGCTTCCGCCGCTGATCGAACGCGAGCACGTGGTCGAGTCCGCGACGCTGGCCGAGGGGATGCTGTTTGCCTTGCCAGCAACGACGTTGCCCGAGCAACGGGAGGAACGTCGGCGCACGATCCCTGAGCGATGCGACCGTGTGGCCGCGATTGCCAACGCGACGACGGACCCGGTGACGGTGTGGTGCCACCTGAACGAGGAAGGCGACCGGCTCGCGCGACATATCGCCGACGCGGTTCAGGTCTCGGGGTCGGATGACGACGACGAGAAAGAGGCGAAGCTGTCGGCCTTTGCCCGTGGCGACGTGCGCGTGCTCATCACGAAGCCGAAGATCGGCGCGTGGGGCTTGAACTTCCAGCATTGCGCCCACGTTATCACGTTCCCGTCGCACTCGTTCGAGCAGTACTACCAGGCGGTGCGCCGCTCGTGGCGGTTCGGCCAGACGCGACCCGTTGTGGTGGACATCGTGGCGAGCGAAGGCGAGCGGGGCGTGCTGGCGAACCTGCAGCGCAAGCAGTCCCAAGCCGACCGGATGTTTGTCAACCTCGTGGCAGAAATGACGAACGCGCTGCGCGTCTCGCGCGCCGTTCTCCCCGACATTCAACAGGAGATCCCACAATGGCTGTAATGGCTCAGCGGGTGACAGATAAGTCGGCGATTTACCACGCCGACTGCATGGACATGATGGCCGTGCTGCCGGACGGACGGGTACACCTGTCGGTCTACTCGCCGCCGTTCGGCGGACTGTACCACTACTCATCCGACGAGCGCGACCTGTCGAACTGCGACGACTACGGCGCTTTCTTCGATCAGTACGCCCACATCGTGAAGGAGTTGCACCGGGTGACGATGCCGGGCCGCATGACGGCCGTGCATTGCATGGACGTGCCGTCCGGCAACTCCGGCAAGTCGGACTACTACCGAGACTTCCCCGGAGACATCATCCGCCTGCACGAGCGGCTCGGATGGCGATACGTCGCGCGATACGCCGTCTGGAAGGAGCCGCTCGCGGTGCGGCTTCGCACCATGCAAAAAAATCTCGCGCACAAGACGTTGGTCGAGGACAGCACGCGGTGCGGCGTGGCTAGCGCCGATTACCTCGTGGTGTTCCGCCGAGACGGCGAGAACCCGGTGCCCGTGGTGAAGCCCACCGGCATGATGCGCTACGCCGGCTCGCGGGAGATCCCGAAGGACGTGCTCAAGTACCGGGGCTGGACCGGGAAGCAGACGGAAAACCGATACTCGCACTGGATCTGGCGGCAGTACGCCTCGGCGTTCTGGGATGACGTGCGGATCGAGCGCGTGCTCCCCTTCCGTGACGCCAAGCACCCCGACGACGAGAAGCACGTCCACCCGCTGCAGCTTGACGTAATCGAGCGCATCGTGACCCTGTGGAGCAACCCCGGTGAAACGGTCTTGACGCCGTTTATGGGGGTCGGGTCCGAGGTGTATGGAGCGGTCGTGCTCGGCCGGCGAGGGATCGGAGCGGAACTCAAGGAGTCGTATTTCCGGCAGGCGGTCAAGAACGTGGAGATCGCCGAGCAGGGCGGACGAGACGAATCGGACACGGTTCCGATGGACTTGGGGGCCGGCGTCATGGACGACGAGGCCGCCTGATGGACGCCGACATCTTCGACCTCGAGCACGCCCGCCCCAAGCGCCGGACACCGACAACCGACACCGCGACCGGCGACCTGTTCGCGCCGACGCCACCACCGCACAACGGCACGGAGACGAGCAAGGCGGCGGCCAAGAAGGTCGCGCCGCACGTCTCGGCCATGCGGGCGCAGGTCTATGACGCCATCTGCATGGCGGGGCCTGCCGGCGCGACGCGGTCTGACATCGCCAACAACACCGGGATCAAGAAGGACACGGTGAACGCCAGGGCGAGCGAGCTGCTGACCCGCGGCCTCGTCAAGCAGGTCGGCAAGCGCGACGGCGAGGGGCTGCTGTATCCGACGGGGGGCGCGTAATGCCGGCTGCACCGAAGGCCCCGGCATTCCAGTTCTACTGCCGCGACTGGATTTCGTCGGGATCGGTCACGCTGATGTCGATGGCGGCAGAGGCCACGTATCTCCGACTGCTGTGCTATCAGTGGCTCGCCGACGATGGCCTGCTGCCGGCCGACCACGTGGCACTGCGGGCGATGACGAAGTGCACGCCGGCCGAATGGCGCCGCGTCTGGCCGGAGCTCGAGCCGCACTTCCCCATCGTCGCCGACGGCAAGCGCGGCAACCTGCGCATACTCGAGGACCGTCGCCAGCGCGATGCGTTCCGCGACGAGCAGCGGGCCAAGGCGGCGAAAGGGAATCGGTCGCGGTGGGGAGCCGAAGACGGGTCGCCAAGCGGTCGCAGTGGCGACCGTCCGGCGATCCCCGAAGCGGTCGCCGAATCGTCGCCGGACGGGTCGCCGAACGATCGCTCTGCAGTTTGCAGTCTGCAGTCTGCAGTTGAACACAACAGCACAGCACCCGCGCGCGAAGCGGTGTCGCGAAACGAGACAACCCGTGAGCGCAGCGCCGCCGAACGCCTGACGCCCCACGGCGCCCGGTGTCTCGAGCACATCCTGCGGGCGCATCCGGCACCCGCCGCATTCGAGGCCGAAGTCGCCGCCGTGCTTGAGGGCATGCGCCCGAACGTGCCCACTGATCCCGAGGTCGTCTCGCAGGCGTTGAGCGACCTGCTGGTCGCCGGCGGCCAGATGTCGGCGCGGTCGTTCCGAGCGTTCGTTCAGGGCGCGGCGCGAGAGCGGGCGAAGGCGACCGCCGCACCGGTTGGCGACGACGCCGACGCCGTGATCGCGCGGAGCTTCGCCAAGGCCGAGGCCGAGCTACGCGCCCAGCAGCAGGGGGCCGCGTGACGCACAACCCGCAACTGCGCGCCGCGCTCACCCGGGCGATCCAGCGCCTGCTGGCCGTGCGCCCGAACGCTCGAGCGAAGATCACCGAGGCGCTGCTCGACGAGTGGGTCGCCGCCTTGAACGGCGTGGCGCTGGCCGCGATTGACGAGGCGGTCGCGCGGTGCAACGCGGCCGAGGAGTACTTCCCGTCCCCCGCCACCTTCCGGCGCTACGTCCGCGAGGTCGCGGCGGAGCAGGCCCGCGAGCGGGGCGAGCCGATGCCCCGCCAAGGCACCCAGGAGCCCGCCTGCCTGACGTGCGGGCGGGTGGAGGCCGAATGGGTCGAAGTCGTGCCGATCGGGTCGCAGACGGGCTTGGCGCGCCTGTTTTGCCGGTGCGCCGTGACGCTTGGGCACGCGATGTGGCCGCACGAGTGGGCGGCGGCGAACCGGCCGGCGCTTCGGGGGGCGGCATGACCGAGCGCGAAGTCGAGCGGGACTGCGACCGGCTGGTCGCGAGCATGGGCGGCGACGTGATCCGCACGAACCCGCCGGGGCCGACGCGGCAGCACATCGGCTTGCCGGACCGCCGGTATCGGCTCAAGGGCCGCGCCTTTTTCGTGGAGTTGAAAGCCCCGAGCGGCAAGATTACGGCGGAGCAGCTGGCGTTCTTGCGCGCCGAGTTGGACTGTGGGTGCCTCGCGCTGTGCGGCGGGGTGGACGAAGTCGCCGCGATGGTGCGGCGGATTGTGAGCGGGACGCAGGACGCGGCGCTGCAAGGGTGGTGCCGCGAGGTCGTGGAGGCGTGGGCCGCGAAGGGCCTGCGGCGCTCCACCCAACCGGCGGCAGCCACCGCCAGGGGCAGAGTATGACGCACGAGATCGACACGCGCCTCCGCGCGCTGGGCATCGACACGGAGGCGACGACCGATGTGTAAGACCATCATGGTGAGCAAGAGCGATATCGAGTGGTGGGAGTGCGACACCGGCGATGAACTGTCCGAGGCGCTGGACATGCCGCTGGCGTCCATCCCGCGAAGCCCGTGGTATGCCGACGCACCGGGCGGGGAGTGCTGCCTGTGCTGGGTGAATGTGGCGATGCTGGCCGACTCCTTGTCTGATCGCTACACGATGGACCAGAGCCATCTCGACCCGATGCACTACACGTTCACGCGCAAGCAGGAGGCGACGACCGATGGCAAGTGAGGTGAAGGACCGACCGGCCCCACGGTGGGCGGTGTGTGAGTATCAGGTGTCAAACGGGCACCAGTGCTGCGACCGCGCCGCGTATGCGTACCCAGCGATGGGCGGTGGGTGGATGCAGCTTTGCGTCGATCACGCCCAGCGGCATCTCGCGTACTGCATTACGCGCGACGACCAGCAGGAGGCCCGCCGTGGCTGAGCCGACGCTGGACGACCTTATCGAGTTCTGGATCGGTCGGTGCCGTAGCACCTTGCCAGAGTCCGAGCACCACCGCCGCGTGATGGCAACCGCCACCCACCTCCGCCGCCTGCGGGCGCTCGACGCGGCGGTGCAACGGGTGCGGCACGCAGGCGGAAGCGTTCTGCTGGCGTTCAACGACTGGCCCGCGTACCACAGCCCCCTCGCAGACGGGGAGCGCCGCAAGGCACTGAACGCACTAGCCGAAGCCATCGCCGCCCTCGACGCCGGGGGTGGGGCGTGAGCT